AGACGCCAATTATCAAAAGAAGGCAAAGTGCATAAAGGCGATGGTATGGATGTATCCCACGTCAAAGCATTTGATAAGGGCGGTGTAAATGGAGACGGAGTTAAAGTTGAAAGCGCTAGTAAAAACCGTTCTTTTAAAAGAGATGCAAAACGAAATTTGGTTTCAGAAGTAAGCAAGAGGGAACGTAAAAAATAGTTTTTGTCAGCTTGTTATTTCCTTCCTCCTCTCACGTGGTAACGAGTTGACTGACAGCCGGGAAAGACCGGCAACTAAAAACACCCTATTAGTGGACACCACTTTTAGGATAAAAAGCTTTTGGAGAAAACGTGGAAATAGTAGAGAACCGAGCGTTATTACTAAAGGTACGGGATGCAGGCCGTATTACAAATGTAATTCCTAAAAGCAAAATCATTGCTTCTCATGTAGACCATCACGAGGTATTAATTCATTGGGGCTTAGAAGAAGTTAGGGTGCTTAAAAACTTAGGGGTTAAAGACATTCCATCTCCCATCCTCAAAGACTATGATTGGAAAGGGATATATAAACCCTTTGATCATCAAAAAACAACCGCTTCTTTTTTAACTATGCACCGCAAGGCGTTTTGCTTTAACGAGCAGGGGACCGGTAAGACAGGTTCAGTAATTTGGGCAGCAGACTATTTGATGAAGATTGGGGCTATCAAGCGGGTATTGGTTATCTGCCCTTTATCCATTATGGATAGCGCATGGCGCGCGGATCTTTTTAAATTTGCAATGCACCGAAAAGTAGATATAGCCTATGGAGCTAGAGATAAACGAAAAAGTATTGTTTATGGGGATGCTGAATTTGTCATTATTAACTACGATGGTGTAGAAATTATTGCCGACGATATTGAAAAAGCGGGTTTTGATTTAATTGTTATCGACGAAGCAAATGCTTACAAAAACCCACAGACCCGGCGCTGGAAAATATTAGCCCGTTTAATTACACAAAAAACATGGTTGTGGATGTTGACCGGAACCCCAGCAGCTCAGTCCCCCGTCGATGCTTACGGTCTTGCAAGATTGGTTAGTCCTGAAAAAGTACCTAAATTTATGGGAGCCTTCAGAGATCAAGTAATGTATAAAGTTAGCAACTTTAGGTGGGTGCCAAAACCCAACGCGGAAAACGTTGTACATGCTGCACTGCAACCGGCCATTCGATTTACCAAACAACAATGTCTTGATTTACCAGAGATGACTTATGTCACCCGAGACGTGCCACTTACTGCACAGCAGCAAAAATACTATGACCTAATGCGTAAAGAAATGTTAGTCCATGCAGGAGGCGAAGCCATTACCACCATTAACGCAGCGGCAAACTTGAATAAATTACTCCAGCTTTCTGGAGGCGCGGTGTATTCGGATACTGGTGAGATTGTCGAATTTGACGCTAGTAATCGGCTTAAAGTGCTGCAAGAAGTTATTGATGAGGCCAGCCATAAGGTTTTGATATTTGTGCCCTACAGACACGCTATTGAGATTGTTTCAGAGGAACTTAAGAAAGACTATACGGTAGACCTAATTCATGGGGGCATATCTGCTGGCAAACGAACCGAAATATTTGATAGGTTTCAGACTAGTGAAAACCCTAAGATCCTTGTCATTCAACCACAAGCAGCTAGCCATGGGGTAACCCTTCATGCAGCCGATACGATCGTATATTGGAGTCCAGTAATGTCTGTAGAAACGTATCTACAAGCAAATGCTCGAGTGCATCGTGCTGGCCAAAAGAACAAAACCACCGTATTTCATTTACAGGGTAGCCAGGTAGAGCGGAAACTATATCGCATGCTGCAAGACAAAGTAGATATCCATACCAGAATTACGGATCTATACGGGGAACTACTTAGTTAAAATCACTTGACAATGTTAACTAAAGGTGTAAAATAAAATTTTATCGAGGAGGATAAATATGACTGAAACAGTAGAAGTAACCACAGAAAAAGTTGTTGAGACCTATATCAAAGTACGCGATGCCATTGCAGCAATGGAACAACGGCACAAAGAAGAAAAGCGTAATTTGGTAGAACAATTAGAAGTTTTAGAACAGGAATTATTGGCTCGTGTAGAACAAGCAGGGGGTAATATTTCTGTTCCAAATGTAGGAAGAGTAGCCCGTCGTATTAGTCGTAATTTTTGGACTAACGATTGGGAATCTTTTTACAAAGTTGTAAAGGAACACGACGCATTTCATTTGTTGCATCAACGCATTTCAAACAAAGCTATGCAAGAGTTTCTCAATGAGCATCCAAATCTTATGCCGGAAGGTTTAAATGTGGATAGCAGATATACAGTCACCGTAACACGAGCATCTTAATTTTAAGGAGAAAACAATGAGTGAAATGACTCTATTTAAAGGTGGTATTCCAGCCCACCTCCGCAATGCGGACTTGGATGACGCAACAAAAGCGCTGATGGGCGCCAAGAAAGCGGCAAGCGGTACAGGTGGTAGCAAGCGTATCTCTATCAAAGCCGGTGTATTCCGGATGATGGTTGATGGCAAAGAAGTTGCACAAAATGAAGAACGTGCAATGAATGTCATTATTGCCGCTGCAGCCCCTAAAGACTCCCGTACTTTTTACGCGAAGCAATTCGTAGAAGGTCAGGCAGTTACTGCACCGGACTGCTGGTCTAACGATGGTACTGCGCCAGATGCAAAAGCAGAAAATCCACAGGCTAAACGCTGCCTTGACTGCCCACAGAACATTGCTGGTTCCGGTAACAACGGTAGCCGTGCTTGTAAATACAGCCGTCGCCTTGCAGTGTTGCTTGAGAATGATCAAAAGGGCGAGATATTCCAATTGACCATCCCTTCTAATTCTTTGTGGAATACCGACAACGGCAAATTAGGTCTTCGTCCTTATGCAGAGTTCTTAGGTGGTCACAGTTTAAATGTGACTCAAGTGGTTACTGAGATGCGTTTTGATACGGCTAGTTCGTCTCCTAAATTGCACTTCAAAGCAACCCGTCCTTTATCTGAGGAAGAGATTGTTTTAGTACAGTCCCGTAGCAATTCTTCGGATGCACAACGTGCTGTTGGTACAACTCCAGCTGAACTAGATGGTGCAAAGCTAGAAGCTCCTAAAGCTAAAGTTGAAGAGCCTGCTCCTGTAAAAGAGCCCACAAAACGGGAATCTAAACAGGCTGCGCCTAAAGATGTAAGCGCTATTCTCGACGACTGGGGTAAATAAGAAAGGGTTGGGGTGGTCTCCACCCCTTAAAAATTATGCACGGATATACAGTTTCCCTCGTGCGAGTTAACAGAGCCGCTCCTAGCCACATGCTAGGGGTAAAGCTTGGTAGGGCTTGCATTAAAGCAGGGGTTTCAGTAGCACAAGTGGCAGCAGATTTTGATGTCTCACGAACTGCAGTATATGCATGGTTTTGTGGACGGAGTAGTCCTAACTGGCGCCTAGAAAGTGCAATTGAGAAGTACATAAAAGAACTGGCGTAAGCCTATTACAACAAGCTGTTTTAAGAATGTGAGCGTATGACCTCAAGGAATCTCTTTCTCTCTACCGTATTGGCTACAGAAGGCCTGTACTGTGTAGTAGGACTTAAAAAAGGGAACCCGAAGCAACAATTTGTAAAAACCGTCGAAGAGGTAGACAGCCTAGTAGATAGTCTGGTTGAACAGGGGTATGACGCATACTTTGGGTGTGCTAAATATGAAACAGACGAAGGTAGGACTACAAAGAATGCTAAGTGGTTTAAGTCGTTTTGGTTGGATTTGGATTGTGGGGAAGGCAAAGAGTATGAAAATCAGGCAATAGCATTAAATGGTTTAAAGCAATTTTGTGAAGCAACTGGTTTATCAAGACCGAGCATTGTTAATTCGGGGCGGGGTATTCACGCCTATTGGCCGCTTGAGGAAGTAGTTTCTTACAACGATTGGAAGCCTACTGCTGAGGCACTTAAAAAGCTTTGCGCTATTAAAAGACTTTATGCGGATGTTTCAGTAACTGCGGATGCGGCTCGTATTTTGCGGGTGCCGGAGACTTTGAATTTTAAGAACCCGACAGAACCATACAAAGTTGCAGTAATGCTGATGTCAAAGTTAGTCAAGTTTGAGGAGTTTAAAGAAAAGCTTGGTGTCGATTTGCTAACCGCAATGCCGGCTACTAAGAGACCATTAGACGAAGCAACAAGAGCATTGATGGGTAACCGCATTTCTAAGTTTGCCAACATCATGCTGAAAGGAGATAAAGGTTGTGCGCAGCTTAATTATATTTACACACATCAAGCCAACATACCAGAACCATTATGGTTCTCAGGACTTTCTATTGCTAAATTTTGTGACGATAGAGACAGAGCTGTACACCGTATTTCAGATCAACATCCCGATTACTCACCCACGGCTACAGAAGATAAACTCGATCATATCAAGGGCCCGCACTCGTGCGCAGAGTTTGAATCCAAAAATCCGAACGGGTGTGAAGGATGTCCTCATAGAGGAAGAATCACTTCCCCAATTGTTTTGGGTTCCGAGATCGCTGCAGCAACTGCAGAAGATAATATTGTTAGCGTTAAAAACGATACCCTTGGAACAAAAGTCACTGTTGAAATCCCCGCGTATCCCTTCCCCTACTTCAGAGGAAAAAACGGAGGAGTCTACAAACGGGGCATATCTAATCCAGATAATGAAGAAGAATCAGAAGACGTACTTGTCTATGAAAACGATCTGTATGTAGTTAAACGTTTAGAAGATCCAGAGCTAGGTGAAATGGTGTGGATGAAATTGCATTTACCTAAAGACGGTATTCGAGAATTTTCTGTGCCGTTGACTAGTGTTTTAGCAAAGGATAAATTGAGAGAAGTAATTGCCGCAAAAGGCGTAGCAGCATTAAGTAAGCAGATGGATGGGATCATGGCATATATAACACGATGGGTTAAAGAATTGCAAAATATAGATAACGCAGA